GAATCTGTGGATGCGATAACATCGAACTCGTACATCTCGTCGTCTGCAGTCTTTTCAACGGCAGCCCAAAAGAGGCCAACGTCAGTGTCACTTGCCATTAGTCTTCTCATTGAGCCTGAAGTGCTTGTTAAGATTGCCGATGGCTATGCGTATCGCCTTTCCCTCATCATCCGGCCACAACTTGAGCAATGCGTTCAACACTGGAAGAACCCACCGCTTCTGGTTCGCCGTGAAGTTCTTGAAACTGGCCGGCAGGTCCGTGATACTCGAATACGGCATCGGTGTCAATTTTAGAACAATCTTTCCATAGGCGTCAATATGCCTTTTGCGCGGCACCGCGTATCATTCTGCGGCCCGCCACTATGTCCACGTCCCAATGCGGGCCAGCCCACGGTAACTTAGCCGTCACAATAGACCCGCAAGCGATGCAGGTTACTCGAACCGAGCCGGCCTCCTCGGCCATCTCCCTATTCTCGCGCTCTTTCAACGCCGACAGCAAAGCGCCGCACTTGGGGCACTCTGGGTAACTAAGTTCCGTCCTCATCATCATTCCTCTTTGGATTCAGGCCGGCCAGCACGTTTTCGAGGTCGCCACTCACCGACAGGCTCTCGATGATCTGTAGTGCCCCATACAGCCCCGTCTTCTGCACTTCGGTCAGCCCCTCGGGTGGGGCTACGAGCATCTGCAACTTGCCAACCGGGCCATCCGGGTTCGCTACGCCGGGCTGCAACTCCAGTGCGTTCACGTTGCCAGCGGCCATCTGCTTCGCAATCATCGGCAGAGACTCCACAGGAACGGCCCCCATGCCCATCGGGAAGAGACAGTTCACGTCGCCACCGGGTATCGGCGGCATCTCCATCTCGCGCAGCACATCGTTGGGATTCAGCACGCCGCGCTGGAGGAACAGATTCCTCGTCTGCGCGAACACTTCGGGGTCCATGACCTGGTGCAAGCGGAGGGCGAAAGAGTAGTCGGTGATACCGAGCCGGTCCCTGAAGACGCGGTTGATCACGTTCTCGACCTTGACCTGATTCGGCCGGATGACGCTCCAAAGGACCTTTTGGTTGGTCTCGGTGATCTGCTGTCGGCCGCCGCCCTCAGTGATACCAAGCCACGAGGCCGACATGCGATAGGCCATGCGTATCTTGTCGTCGCAGTCCTTGCGGTACTCAAGGAAGCCGGCGTCCTTCAGTTGTTCCTGACTCAGCCGCTCAATCGTCACTTCCACGCTATCCGGCATTGAGAGGACCAATACCTGATTCAGCGCGTCGATGGCTTCCTGGTCCTTCACGAAGTTCTGGATCTTGGCCTCGGTATCGGGGGAGAGCGCGCCGCCCTTGACGATAATCATCATCCGGGGAACGGTGGCATTGTTGAAGTAAGACACGTTGTAGAGGCGCGCGTTGAGAGAGCCGATGTAGTCTTCGACGGCCGAGAGGACGGGGGGTTCGCCATAGTCCGTGGCCATCGGGGTGTAGTTGCGGAGGTGGACCATCTCATTGGCCAGTTCCATGCGCTGGTCGTCCTGCAACATACCGCCTATCTTGTCTACGGGTATCTCCTGGCCCGCCCGAATGGCCTGTTCAACAGAAAAGTAGGGATACTCGGTGCGGCCGATCTTCTGCACCCGGTCCTGCACAATCATCGCCGAAATCTGGCTGCCGTAGCGCCCGAATGCCCTCACGGGCATATAGCCGTCTACCTGAAAGATGTACTGGTAGTCGTTGGAGAGGCGGCCGGCCACGCTCTTGAGGTGGCCGAAGCCGTCCAGATCGCCACCCTCGCTGCGCACCAGTTCCAGATAGGCGTTGCCGGAGATCTCATAGTCGAGCCACAGGGCCTCAAGCAGTTCCTGGAAACTCATGTAGGGCAGGCAGTTCTCCAAGACGGAGAGCATCTTGTCTTTCTGGTCAGAGTCCGGTTCCCTGGCCCCGATAGTATTGCCGTCGAGTTCGGGTTCGAGATTCGGCTTGATGTTGTAGCCCAACCCGACCACGGCCGCTACTCTGGCGTCGATAACGGCACGGGTTGTGGGGCAACGGCGGTAGATGTCGATGTAATAGCCCGGAGCCACAGGCGGCGGGGCCATCCTGGTCGCGGTATAGAGCTTCTGGAAGGTGTCGTAATTCTTGTTGACGAGCCGGCGTTCGGCCTCGTTGCCACGGATGCCGAGAAGTTTGCCTATGTTGGGGCTGCCGCCGATGATGTAGTGGGCGGCCACCAACTTCTCCAGATCCGGGTCATCCTCAGTAGTGGCCGTGACCAGAACCGGGTTACCGTGTGCATCCTTGCAGTCCATGACTTGCTTCATCTGTGCCACGCCCGCGCGGGTACGCCGAAGCTGCGCTCGCGTATGGAGGATATGTTACGCTGCTTCTCTTTCTTCAATTCGGGCCTCTCGGGATTGCTCTCATCGTCGGGCGGGCCAATGACAGATGCACATTCCGGCCCGATCTCCATCCCTGTTCTCAAGATGCCAAAGGCGTGCAGAGCCGCCGTTACTGTATCGTCATGCTTGCCGAAGGGATACTCGACAAGTTCCTGCTCGAAAGGACTCATCATGGCGATACTGTATCCATCACCCCAAGCATACCACATCATGCCACCAGCGGCAAAGCCCGCCATATACCGCTCGTCGTCGGCCTTGTTCTTCTTGAGAGAACGTTCACGTATGGGGAAGTCCACTTGACGGGCCAAGTCGGTAGTGAAGAAGCGTTCCATGCCCTGCACCTCGTATACAACCTCGTCGGGCCGGAAGTCGTCAATGATAACTTGGAAACGGTCGCGGATAATACGGGGGTCGCTTTCCTTGAACCGTTCGAGCCAGAGTAGCAACCGCACATTATCGTCGGTGACGCACCAGAGTTCGACCGCTGTGAAGTCGGGGTCAGTTCCGGGCCGCGCTCCCGTGCTGGCCGGGTCGATGCTCAGAACGAGCCTCTTGAGGCGGACGCCAGTGTGTTCCAATATCTCCTGGTTGGCCTCGCGACCAATACCGAGATGCCATGCACGGATTTTGGGCCGCAAGAACCCGTGCGGGTTGGACGTACCATCAGCCCGGCACATCTCTTCGAGCACCAGCAGCGGGAAGGCTTGGTTCTCGCCCAGTTGCAGCGCGTGCTGTCTTGTGAGCGCGAAGGCCCCTGGATCGTTGTGGTAGTCTTCGAGGAGCCGTTCCTTGGTCCAGAACTCGGGCCACAGGACTTCCAGATCGGGATCCCACACCACATTGTCGGACGCGAACGGTTTGGCATCGTCGATTTTCCGAGGCGGCCACTGGCCCCTCAGCACGGCCTTCTTCTGCTTGAAGTCGATGGCTGGGTCCGCATCGAAGGGTTCCTCGGGGTCTTCGGCCTGGGGGTTGAAGCACTTGGCCCGCAGCCAACCGATGTAGTCGGCAGAGTGGTGCATGGTGCCGATGACCAGCAACATGCGCCTAGAGGGGTGCAGTCTGGCCCAGACCACCTGGTTCATCCAGTTGATGATCTTCTGCCGCTCGTTCTCGGTGGCCGAGTTGATGTTGGTGGAGATGTCGTCGGCCAGGGCGATGTCGAACCGCTGGCCCTCGATTTCAGTACCCGCGCCGGCCGCCATCATTGTCGGGTTCGGTGTGGATATTGGCCGCTCGACGACGATCTTCCGTTGCTGCCACGGCCCCTTGCTGTCCTCTTCCCGGCCCCTGCCGAAGATGCTGATGTAGCGGGGATTCTCTTCAAGGTGCATCTTGACGGCCCAGATCGCTCTCTCCGCCGTCTCGGAAGAAGCGGAAGCAGAGAGGATGGAGATGCGCCGGTTGATGCCGATGAGCCACGAGGGGAACGCCTGCGAGAAGACCGTGGACTTCATGTGGCCCGTGGGGAGGACTCTGACAACGATGCTCTGCCGCAGGTCATCCTTCTCGAAGGGGACCAGCGCCGAGGGCGCGGCCATTTGTAGGGAGTCGCAGAGTTCGGCGATATGCTTCGGGAGGGCCTTGGCGAAGTTGTCTTTCTCGCCGATTGCTTCTGTGTGGAAGGGCAGGAAGACCTTGTGGAAGAAGAACTTGAAGTCGGTGATGGCGTTGAGGATGAACAACTGCTGGTCGCGGGCCAGCCCATCCCACTTCTCTTCCGTCCAGACCAATGGCAGCAGCACCGGCCCTTGCGGCCCGGATACGAGAACCTGTCCCTGTCGCCTATACGTTATCGGGAGTGAGCATGGGATCTTCTATTGATTCGGATTCAAACTCTGCGTCCACGGTGTCCTGCATCCACGAGAGATCCGGTGTGTGGCTGCCCTGCATAGCCTGCCGGCGGATGGCTAGTTCTGAATCCTTCTGCTGGCCGCGCCGACGCTCGCCGGAACGATTGTCTCGCAACTTCTCGGTGTCGATGGACAACTTGATGAGTTGGAGC